CCCTTTACAAAATTATAAAGGATTCGGTATTCGTGTAGAAGTCTAGTATGTTCTGTATCTACTGGAGCTTCGTTTGGAGTATAAGGTACATCTCCGTCAGGAAGCAAACTCTTTACACTATCATCAAAATTCCAAATTAAGATTGATTGTAGTGCAGGAGTTTTATATTTCTGTAGCAGGGTTACTTTTTCTGCTTTTGTTTTTGCATTGGATATTTTCTGCAAAACTTCTGATACAAGAAGTCTTTCTACAGGTAATTCAGCCATTGTTAAAATTCCTCCATTTCATTTAATAAAGATACTAATTTATGGTCAATGAAATAATTCATTGACAATTGGTTTGGCTTACTACTATTTAACGATTCAAATTCTTCGATAATTTTAGTCTCAATTTCATTGGGAATCATACTGAAATCAATCAATCTAAGATTCCTATGATAATTAGAAAGTTGTTCTGCATTGCAATAACTTTCTGGGTCAGAGTTAATCCACTTTTCAATATTCTTTTTACTTATTGGTTTTTGTCTTTTTCCAGAAACAAATGTATCTGCTGAAGATAAAAAGTTAGGAATACCATCAGACCTATCACCTTTAATAACATGCTCCTTAATATATGCCTTAGCATCTATTCCACTAACATACTTTTTCTGTAGTGGATTATATTGAGACACGCATGGATATTTTTTAAGTTGAATAAAGTCCTTGTCTCCAGATAAAATTAATACTTTTTCTAGAGGAAGACTTTGCTTTTGTTTAGAAATATTTTTAATGGAAGTGTATTTTGCCATGGTAGCGATTATATCATCTGCCTCAGCACCATACACTTCCATAACAACATAAGGAAAATTATCTCTAATTTCATCCCTAATTTTATTCAAGACATCAAATATCTTTGCCCAATTATGAGAAGATTTTTCTCTATCTTTTTTTCTGTTTTGTTTATAATATGGAAAAAACTCTTTTCTCCAATAGTGTTTACTATCATAGCAAAGAACCAAATTTCCATATTCAGCGTGGAATTTTTTCTTATATGATTTAACTGTAGTGAGCACCATATGACGAACCATATTTTCATCTAGTTCATCATCAATTTTAATCTGCATCATTAAGTTACTAATCATACACTGATTCATATCAACTAGTATCATGTGTTAATCCTCTTCGTCGTCTTCATCCTCTTCTTCTTCAAAACGAACAGCAATTAACTCTTCTGTAATATAGTTTCCGCTTTCATCATACATTTCTGGATGTGAAATTGAAGCACCAGAAGAGACGGGATTGAAATATTCATTTGCGAACCATCCAAATACCATTCCTATCATAAAACTTATACCAATCAATACAAAACCAACAGCTAAAACAGATATTAGAATTAGTAAACTTGACATGGTTCTACTCCTACCTAGTTAGTTATTAATCTTTTGGATAAAGATTTTAACTTCCACTTGGTAGATTTTCTTAAAAAATGAAACTACCTTAGAAAAGTGGAAGTTAGGCTTTTCTTGAAAAGTCTTTTTCCTCCCACTTAGCATTGCTCTTACATTTGTATTTAGGTACTTTTCTGGTATTGCACTCATTTAATTACCTTAATAAGAATTTGTTTTGCGTTAGTTCTTCCAGTGGGCTGTTTTGGTTTAGTAGTCAAATGAGAACTAATATTTTCAATGTTATACTTCGTGCAAGAAATTACTTCAGATAGAAATTCTTCAGGTTTTCTCAACTTTCGTACCCAAGATTTGTCAACATCAAATCCTGTAACCATGGTACGTTTTACATTTAGCGACCTTCCAGTATAATAAGAAAGTTCTCTGTTTTCTATATTGTATAGAAATACATGTTTGGCTCCAATGATTTCTGTTGGAGATAGACTCTTATAAGTTACTCCATCAAGTTCATAATCCGAATCAATGAGCTTAATGTATTTTACAATTTTTTGTGGACTTTGATTTCTGTGTTTACGAATAATTTTTTTGGAGTCTTTATATGAATACAAATCATCAATGATTTGTTCTAGCATTTCTTTAAACTCACGAAGCTCTGGCTTTCTAAAATTACCATAGCCTTCTTTAACTTGAGGGTCTAACCCACTCATTGCCAGTTCAAGTTCTTTAATTTGTTCTTCTAGATAATTCGTTTTGTTTTCTACAAAATTATTGATAGTCCTTCTATCAATAGATTCAGCCTGTAGAAACTTAATGAAACTTGCTTTTGGCTTTTTTCGTGTTACTACATAATCATCAATAATAATATCAATGAAAGAAGAAATTTCACAAACTTTGTTCATAGGATTCCTCGCTCACGTAGATAATTAACAGTTTCAGATGCACCACCAATTAAATTTCCATCAATGCTAACTCTTGGAAAAGTTGAACCTTCTCCAAATTCATTGATAAATTGTTCTCGTGTAAAATCCTTTTCTAGTTTATATTCAACAAAATTAATATCTTTAAGTTTAAATACAGATTTAATTTTTTCACAATAAGAGCAGTTGTCTTTTGTGTAAATTACAACATCCATAAAAGCAACGGTTTTATTCCACAGTATTCTAGCACACTGGAAACGAAAAAACAAGTAATGGGCAGGGCTGGATTTGAACCAGCGTTGGACAGAGCCGCCTGATTTACAGTCAGGTTCCTTAAACCACTCGGACACCTACCCTTAAAATTTTTTAAACATCCACTTCAATTTTATATATTGAAGTTGAAGATATACAATAAAATGATTTAACTTAATAGAAATCCAATCTGTTACATTGGAATCAATGACACAAATATAACAGATTAGAGCTAAAGTAATTATAAAGTATGAGTAAAAATTCATTACTCTAATGAATCATCAGTGGTAATATTTTCAGGATTGTCAAAATAACCATTTTTCATGGCCTCATCCAACATCTGCTGAATTAATTGTTCAACAGAAATACCACGGTCTTCTGCCATAATGTGTGCGAGCCTAGCAGTCTCGTCATCTAGTTCGATTTCAATTTCTTCGTTTTTTTGTTGATTGTTTTCCATAAAAAATAATTTGAATAAAATTCAACGGAGAGAGTGGGATTTGAACCCACGGTGACGTTACCACCACACAGACTTTCCAGGTCTGCTCCTTAAACCACTCGGACACCTCTCCTAAAAAATTAAATCTTCATATCCTGGTGGGTAATCATGTTCCTCATTATAACAAGGATTGATACATGGTGAGTCTACTTTTCTATATTGACAAACTCGTTTTGCAAGAAATTCTAAATCTCCTGGTTTTCCATGAGAAAATTTTGCCATCCCATCTTCAATGATTACTTTACACGCAGGACATTGTTTCATGATGGCATGGAATATGAAGTGATATTATTTAGTATTTTTATAATACTTTTGTCTCAATTCATTAACAATTACCATAGATTTTCTAAGTCCCAATGCATAATCATTATGTCCATGTTTAATTGAAATTTGCATACTATGTTGAATTCGTTCACAGAATTCTTTGTAAAAAGTTTCATCCATAATTAAAGTATGAACAACGGAGGGAGGGAGAGTCGAACTCCCAAGGGCTTTAACACCTCAACTGTTTTCAAGACAGGTTCCGTCGCCAATCGGATTGCCCCTCCAAAAAGCCGAATCAAATCGGCATATGTATTTATTACTGTGGTAGGTCTTTGATTTTTTGTTGAGCGTCCATCTGTCTAACCATATGAATAGGACTTCTCATATATCGTTTGATTTTTTTAAGCTCACGATTAAGTTGCTTCATTCTTTCCATATCAATCCTAGCTTCTTCTCTAGTTTTAATAGGAGGTTCTAGACTAAGTTCTTGTTCCTCTTCTTCAGGAACAACTGCAGCTTCAATATCGACAATTTGTTCTTCCATATGTTATGAACTAATGCAGATGTATATTAGCACATGATGTGGTTGGTGTCAAGCGATATACCTAATATCATCTACAAATCCAGCATTCAATGCATTCTGTAACATTAGGTCTGAACTACTTCCTGGCTTTGGTCTTGCAGAAAAATAAATTACAAATTTTAAATCTGGATTAAATGATTTTAACAACGCTCCATTTGCAATTGCCTTTTTCACACTATCCGTTCGTTGTGCTCCTGGTCTTTTTTTGTGCCCTGCGACACCACCTTTTACTTCTATATATTCAGTGATTAATCCATCGGAAGCTACAAAATCAACATCTATTCCAATAGAGTCAAATTTATAATTTCGATGAAGAACTGTTTTTCTAGAGTCTTTTAAATGTTCTTCCACCAAGCTTTCAAACTGCATCCCAGTTTGTTTACATTGTGATTGAAAATTTTCTTGCATAAAAAAAGGAGGATTGCTCCTCCTTAGTATACATTGTATTGGGTTATTTGTCAACCAATAGAAGGTGCAATGAGAGCAACAGGAGTGGTCTCAGCAGCAGCTAGGTCCAGAGGGAAGTTGTGAGCATTACGCTCATGCATTACCTCAAAGCCAAGGTTGGCACGGTTGAGAATGTCAGCCCAGGTATTGATTACACGGCCATCTGCAGAAAGCAGAGACTGGTTAAAGTTGAAGCCGTTGAGGTTAAAAGCCATGGTGCTAACACCAAGAGCAGCGAACCAGATACCAACTACAGGCCAAGCAGCAAGGAAGAAGTGAAGTGAACGAGAGTTGTTGAATGAAGCATATTGGAAGATTAGACGACCGAAATACCCATGAGCAGCAACAATGTTGTAAGTCTCTTCTTCTTGACCGAACTTGTAACCATAGTTTTGAGACTCGGTTTCAGTGGTTTCCCTTACGAGCGAAGACGTAACCAGAGAGCCGTGCATAGCACTAAAGAGACTGCCACCAAATACCCCAGCCACGCCAAGCATATGGAACGGATGCATAAGGATATTGTGTTCTGCTTGGAAGACGAGCATGAAATTAAACGTTCCCGAGATTCCAAGAGGCATTCCATCGGAGAAGGAACCTTGACCGAAGGGATAAACAAGAAACACAGCAGTTGCAGCAGCCACGGGAGCAGAATAAGCAACGCAAATCCAAGGACGCATACCCAGACGATAGGATAGTTCCCACTCACGGCCCATGTAAGAGAAAACACCAATGAGGAAGTGGAAAACCACGAGTTGATAAGGTCCGCCATTGTAGAGCCATTCATCGAGAGAACCTGCTTCCCAGATGGGATAGAAGTGAAGACCGATAGCGTTGCTAGAAGGAACAACAGCACCAGAGATGATGTTGTTACCAAACATGAGTGAACCAGCAACAGGTTCACGAATGCCGTCAATATCGACAGGGGGTGCAGCGACAAAAGCAACAATGAAACAGATAGTAGCAGCGAGAAGGGTAGGAATCATTAGAGTTCCAAACCAACCAACATATAGACGATTATCGGTTGAAGTGACCCACTCACAGAACTGGTCCCAAGTGTTGCCACTTCGCTGTTGAGCGAGAGTTGCAGTCATAGTTTTAAATACTCCGAGTAATTGAGGGTAAGTATTGTTAAGGAATACGAAGTTTTGTTTCGATTCCCTAACATGTATTTATCATAACACCACCCTCAAAATTTGTCAAGGGGTTTCCTAAATATAATTGAGTTGAAGATTATGTATGTACAGACTTAACTCTAATGACATTGATTATTTAATTTTAGCATGTTCAAAGTATCAGGAACAAACTGGTTCTGAAGAAATGTGGGATATATTTGATTCACTGAAAGAAAAATTATATACCTACATGGAGCAGAACTTAAATGGAAGAGAGACGAACATTTAATACTCCAATCAGAGAACCTTGGAATGCTCCTATTCATAATATATTAAAAGCTATTGATAATCACACTAGAAAATTTTTAGAAACTGGTGACAGCTGGCATGAAGAAAAAGCAAATATGTTAAGACAATATTTGCATGAATTAAAAACTTGGATTCACAAAGAAGAAAAATGACTGACTTTCCATGGGGAGTTTCAATAGGACTTGGAATAGTATTATTAGGCACACTAAGTTTTCTGGTTTACATTATGATGTTAGACCATCTAGAGAACAATGACAAAAGCAATAATCATTGAGCTACTTATCATAGCCAGATTATTAACCAATGATGGAATGATGTTAGAAAATAGAAGACCTCAACCGAAGAAATTATCGGCTGAGGTCATTCGTTTTATTCGCAAACCAGCTAAGCGAGGAAGAAAATTATTTAATTTTATTCAGTCCAATATCCCATAAAGCACCTTCTGCTCTACGTCTACGTGCTAATCCTTTCTCAACAGAAGAACCTGGATTACGATAACGATAAAGTGCTTCAGGAACAAGATGCCATGACTTTTCTTTTAGTACTTTTGTAATTGTAGTAAACCCAGAAGAACCGTAAAAATTTGCACCTAAATTATAGGCAAATGAAAGTAAAGCTCCTCTCATTTCATTATTCATTTCATTCCAATATGGAATCTTGGTGAGAGGTGGAATGAATTGATTTCTAACTTGATACTCAAACAATTCATCAGCTTGAGCTTGAGTAATCTTGTCTGTAATTTTAAATGGTTTTCCGTTTAAATCTTTGGTACTTCCCCAACCAATTGTAATAGGAAGTCCACCAGTAAGTGGGTCATAATAAGCACTCAAATGGCATCCTTCAAATTCCTTGATTAAATCGAGACCGCATTTAGGTACAATATCATTCTGTTCTTGTTTATATTCATTCCTAAATCTTTTAGCAAACTCATTCAGTACATTTGGTGAAGTGTTTTGTTGTAAATATTCCCATGCATCCATTTGATGCATA